CTCACCGGTAGATTAATTGTGGTAACCGGATTCTGCACGCAGGAGTAATTTATGCCGAAAAGAGGCGGATTTCGCGTTGGCGCAGGGCGGCCGAAAGGCGTGAAGGAAACGCAGCCCAGGACGCGGCAAAACCCGGAAAACAGCTCGCCGGCGCCCGATATTGCGCTGGCGGCTATTAATGCCGGGTTGACGCCGCTTGAGTACATGCTCGCAGTGATGAGAGACCCGGATGCCGATCAGGTCAGGCGCGATCGGATGTCGATGGCGGCGGCTCCGTACTGTCATGGGCGGATGTCCGATAATCGGGTCGGCAAGAAGGACCAGGCGAGGATCGATGCCACTGCGGCAAGCCAGGATGATAGTGATCTTGCCTACGATGGCGGCGCCCAGTTGAACTGATGTGGGACACCTCCTGTGCCGACTGGGAAGAGCGTTTCCTTGCCGGTCGGTCGCTGGTTCCGGATCTTCCGCTATTTGAGGACGATGCGGCGAAGGCGCTGCGGGTGTTCAAGCAGTTGCGGCTGCCGGATGTGATCGGCACGCCGACGATGGAGGATGCCTGCGGCGAGTGGTTTTTCCCGATCGTTGCGGCGCTGTTTGGTTCGTATGATCGCACCACCAACACTCGGCATATTCAGGAGGTGTTCCAGCTGGTCCCGAAGGGGAACAGCAAGTCATCGAACGGCGGCGCGGTGATGCTGACGGCGATCATCCTCAATCAGCGACCTGAGGCTGAGTTTCTGTTTATTGCGCCGACGATTGAGATTGCATCGATTGCGTACAAGCAGGCGAAGGGCACGATCCGGCTGCATCCGAAGTTGAGCAAGATTTTCCAGGTGCAGGATCACATCCGCAGGATCACGCACACGCAGAGCGGTGCGACGTTGTCGATCAAGGCGGCGGACACCGACGTCATTACTGGCTCAAAAGCCGTCGGCACGATGATCGACGAAACGCATGTTTTTGCAAAAAAGAGCAATGCGAAGGACGTGTTCATCGAACTGCGCGGTGCGCTGACGAAACGGCCGGACGGGTTTCTGTTCCAGACGACGACGCAATCGAAGCAGCCGCCGAGCGGCGTGTTTGCGTCCGAGTTGGCGATGGCGCGCAAGGTGCGCGATGGCAAGATCAAGATGGCGCTGTTGCCGGTGCTGTATGAGTTGCCGGAGCAGCTCGCAAAGAACAACGGCTGGAAAGAGCGGAAATACTGGCCGCTGGTTAATCCCAATTTAGGGCGCTCTACCAGTGCGGACTTCCTCGAGCGCGAGTTGCTGCGTGCCGAGGAGGAAGGCGCGGCGTCGCTGGCGCTGATCGCATCGCAGCATTTCAACGTGCAGATCGGCGTGGCATTGCGTTCGGACGGCTGGGCTGGCGCGGAGGTGTGGGAGCGCGGCATTGAGGTGGGGCTGACGCTCGACGAGATCTTAGCGCGCTCGGAGGTGGTGACGGTCGGGGTCGACGGCGGCGGGCTCGACGACTTGCTCGGCGTCGGATTGATCGGGCGCGAGAAGGGCACCAAGCGCTGGCTCGGCTGGGCGCATGCGCTGATCAGCGACATCGGAATCGAGCGGCGCAAGGCGAACGCGGCGTATTATGAGCGGTTCGAGGCAGAGGGTTCGCTGACCAGGTTCGCGTACATGCGGCCGGACACGCTGTCGGTCGCGCAGCCGTTAAACATCCAGTATGTGGTCGACCTGGTGGAGAAGGTGCAGCGGCTCGGTCTGCTCGCGCAGGTTGGCGTTGACGCGGCCGGCATTGGCAGCATTGTTGATGCGCTCGGCGAGATCGGCGTGACGCAGGACGCCGAGAAGCTCGATGCGGTGCGCCAGGGCATCGGCCTGATGGGCGCGGTGAAGACGATCGAGATCAAGCTGGCGGACTATTCGTTCCGGCACGGCGGCAGCGCGCTGATGGCGTGGTGCGTGGGCAACATCAAGGTGGTGCCGACGCCTACTGCGATGCGGATCGCGCGCGACGAGAGCGGCTACGGCAAGGTCGATCCGGCAATGGCGCTGTTCAACGCCGCTCACTTGATGGGGCTGAATCCGAACCGCAAGCCGGAATATCATTTGCACTTTGCTTGAACAGTATACCCGCCGTGGTGCGGAACGCTCTGAGTGTGGTTTCCAGCAGTGTGTTGGTTTGGTCTAGTTTCTCGACAATGTCTTCATTGAGAAACGACATCATCAGGCGGTGCTCGACCTCTTCTGAGATCGATCGTTCGTTGTCCGCGGCTGCCTCTTTGAGCACGGCTCGCATCCGATCGCGAATACGAAACGTCAGGCTCTTCCGCTTCCGCAATGCCGCCGGCTTTCGCTGCCCACCGCGCCGTCGTTTCTTTTCCATGATGCACCTCGGCTGCATGCAAATTCGCTTGCACTAAATAGCAGAAATTTTCGCCTGAACCTACCAACCAGAGGATGTTGTGCCATGATACGCCTGCTTTTGGCGGCGGCCGTGCTCGGCTTGCTGTCTGCTCCTGCCTATGCCGAAACCATTACGCTCGGCGGACAAATCTGGACGCTCGGCGGCACGCCGCTGGGGCTGGAATCAACGCCAGCACCGACCGACAACCAGCCGCGAAATACTCCGTGCATTATCTGCGGGGCCAATCAGCCGCAGCAGAACCCGAACACGTTGAATAATTTTGGCTACAATGATTTCGGCAATACCGGCAACGTTACCGATCTGGCGTTCTTCTCCAGCGGCATCGTGCGCGACCACCTCGCCGGCGACACGATCGGCACGGCGTACAAGGCGGGCTTCCTGCAGGCGTTCGATCCGGCGCTGACGTTCTCGATCGGGATCGACATGAACGACACCTCGCAGGCGCAGACGCTGGAGAGCTTCTTTTTCCTGAACCTCACGACGCACACGGTGTTGGCGAGCTACTCGCCGGGGCCGGGCGGGACGCTGTTGCCGAGCCTGCACAATGGCACGGGCTATCCCGACTACACGCTCACCGGGCTGACGCTCGAGGGCATCAATGCCAATGACGACCTGCTGTTCTACGCCCGCATCTCGGGCGCGAACGATGGGCCGGATTCGTTCTTCTTCCAAGCACAGGCCGTGCCTGGTCCCGTCGTGGGCGCAGGACTGCCGGGCCTGCTCATGGCGTGTGGCGGTCTGCTTGCCCTCGCACGCCGGCGGCGGATGTTGCGCGCATGAAAACCATCCTGGCCATCATCCTGTTGCTGATTCCGTTTGAGGCAGCGGCTCAAGGCTGGGCACCACCCTTCTGCACCGGCCCCAATCGGGCGCTGCAATACAATCAACAGGGGTGGCTCTGCGTCACCATCACTGCAACCACTACGCTCCCGGCCCAGCCGCCACCGTCCCAGTGCATCACCTCGCACTGGGATGGCACCAAATGGAATTGTGTTCCGACAGAAAACCTCACAACGGATGCCGTTCCACAAAACTATCGCCGGTAAAACGCCGCGGCAGTATTACCGCGATTATTACTGGGCGAACCGCGATGAGAAAGTGCGGCATCTGCGCGAACGCCAGCGCGCCAGGGCCGCCAAGGTTCGCGATCGGGTCGAGGCTGCGTTCACGGGCCGGCGTTTCGGCGCGCTGGTGACGCTCTATCCGCTGGTGCGGACCAACAAACATCTCGGCGGCTGGTGGCTGTGCCGCTGCGACTGCGGCGGCGAGATCGAAGCCTGGACCTACAAGCTCAAACGCGGCGTCAAGACGAGTTGCGGCTGCCACATCCACGCGCGGGCGAAACGCGCGGCACACTGAGGTCATCCCATGCTCAACCGGGCTTACAGCCTGCTTGCCATCAAGCAGGTGGACGAAGACGCGCGTGCCCTGACGATCGCAGGTATGGCGACGACGCCAACGGCTGACCGCATGAACGACGTCGTCGAGCCGATGGGCGCGCGGTTCACGTTGCCGCTGCCGTTGCTGTGGCAACATAAGAGCGACCAGCCCATCGGCCAGGTGACGCACGCGAAGGTCACCAAGGCCGGCATCGAGATCACCGCGACGATCCCGAAGGGTGTGACCGCAGAGAACGACCAGCGCGCGGCATTGATTAAAGCCGGATTGGTGCCGGGTCTCTCGATCGGCTTCAAGTCGCTTGAGCACGAGGTCATCCCCGCGACGAAGGGCATTCGCTTCAGGAAATGGGATTTCCTGGAGCTGAGTGCTGTGACCATTCCAGCGAATAGCACTGCGACCATCACCATGATCCGTTCGATCGACACCGCGCAGCGGGCCGCGACAGGCCAGCACGCTCGCGCTGTCGCACCTCTCAACCCACCGGGCGCCTCCGGACGATCTCAACCGATTGCCCTGGAGGGCACCAAAATGAAAACGATAGCCGAGCAGCTGGCTGCTCTGGAAGCGAAGCGCATGGCGTCCGCGGCACGTATGGAAGCCGTGATGCAGAAGAGTCTCGACGAGGATCGCACCACCGATACCGCCGAGGCCGAGGAAATCGATACGCTGTCTGCCGAGGTCGAGGCGATCGACAGGGATCTGGTGCGGTTGCGCCAGATCGAGAAGACAAAAGCGGCGGAAGCCAGGCCGGTGGCCAAGGCGCCCGAGACGGCCCACGAGGGATCTCTCGCGCGCGGCGGCCTGACCGTGTGGGCGCAACCGATGCCCAAGAAGGTTCCGCCGGAGGAGTATGTGTGGCGTTCGCTGGTCTGCGCGGTGAAGGGGCACTTCACCAAGCAATCGCAATATGACGTCATGAAGCAGGAATTCGGCGACGACGAGCCGACGCGGGCGGTGCTCAACGTGATCACGCGCTCGGCGACGGTGCCTGCGGATACCGTGACCTCGGGCTGGGCGAGCCAACTCGTCGCCACGTCGATCTCGGAATTCTTCGCCGCGTTGATGCCGAATTCGGTTTATCCGGCACTCGCATCGCGAGGCGGAAAATTCACCTTCGGTCGTGCGGGTATCGTATCGATGCCGACACGCTCGAGCACGCCGACGATCGCCGGATCGTTTGTTGCGCAAGGGTCGCCGATTCCAGTGAGGCAAGGTGCCTTCACCGCGATCACCTTCACGCCGAAGAAAATGGGCGTGATCAGCTCTATGACTAGAGACATTGTGGAGCATTCCACACC